ATGTAAATATTAATAAATTTTATAATATTTTACAAAAAAGGAAGTGGTTGAATGAGTAGGATAGTTCTAACATTTAAAAACAATGATAAAGAAAAAGCAATTGAAAAGTTTTTAGATGAGAAATTATCAGCTACGGCTTATTTAAAAGAGCTTGTTTGGGAAAAAATGAATGAAAAAAAGGATAATGCTGTAGTTGAACAGAAAAAAGAAATAGAAGATCCAGCTAACAATTTTGATTTTGGAAGTTTAGAATAATAAGGGGGAAATAACATAAATGAGTAAATTAGGTATAGATATTGGAAATTATGCAGTTAAAACAAGTACAGATGATATTTTTGAAAGTAAAGTTACAGAGGTAAAAAACTTTGGTTCAGATTCAGATAGCATTAAAATAGGTAATAAAACATATTATTTAGGCGAAGGTGACGAAGAAATAAATATAGTTAAATATGAGAAAGAAAACTTCTTACCGCTTTTACTTGGGGCTATATGCAGAAATACAGATGATGAAGTTATTGATCTAGCATTAGGTCTACCAGTGAAGCAATTTGGAGGATTAAGAAAAGATTTGATTGAAAAATTACAAGGAAAAGAATATCATGTTGAATTTGCAAAAGGAAATGAAACTACTAAAAGAGATATAGTAATAAGATCTGTTCAAGTGTTCCCAGAGGGCGTTACAGGCTATTTATATTATGCAAAAGATATAGTTGACCAAGTTGCAGGAAGAGATGTTGTTTTAGTTGATATTGGTGGAAAGACAACAGATATTGCACTTGTACAAGGAAATAAAGCAACTAATCCATATTCTATAAATGTGGGAACAATAAATATATATGATGCAATAAAGAAATCTCTTGAGATGGACGAAAGATTTTTAGGTAAAGTTGAGATAAAAAGAGAAAAAATACAAGACTACATAAATAAAGGATTTTACCTAAATGGTGAAAAACAAGATATAAAGAAAAATATAGATGCATCTATTTCTCTATTTAAAGAAATATACAATGAATTGAAATTAAATTATCCAGTTAGTACAGCTGCGGTTGTTGTTATGGGTGGAGGTGCTAAATTGTTAGGTGAAGCATTTAAAAAGAATATACCTGGCATAATAGTTATGAGTGATGTAGATAAACATGTTTTTGCAAATGCAAAAGGATACAAAAAAATGATGAAATAAAAAAGGATTTAGTTTATAGTATGTATAATAGATTACAAATATATGATATTTGTAATCTATTATTTTTTTGAGGAGGATTTATATGACTTGGAGTGATTTGAAAGAAAAAAATATTAATGAAGTTGTTGATTGTATTAATAATAAATTAAGTGAATTTGAAAGTCTTAAAAAAGTTGGTGATGAATTAGGGGCAAATGAAAGTACTATAAGGAAGTGGCTTAATAAGAAAGGATATAAAAGAGTTGGAAACAGGTTTTTAGAAGATAATAAAAGTTATGATGACAAATATCATATAGATAGCATTAGCAGTAAGATTGATGACGATATTAAATATTTATCTAGTGAAATTGATAATATAAAAAGTGTGCTAGAATGGTTTAAAACTAAAGATGATAGTTGTCATATATGTGTCATTAAAGAAAATGATATATCTATAGATCTTCCAGATCAATCTATAAAAAGAACTACAGTTAGAATAAATAATACAGTGTGGGATATGTTTAATGAATTTGCAGATAAAAATAAACATTATGATAAACATGATTTGTTAAGTCAATTATTGCTTGAAAGTCTATTAAAATATGTGAAGAGCAGATGAAGGGAGATATTTAATCTTCTTCATCTATATTTTTGAATTTATGTGCAGTAGACATTAATCGTACAAAGTATCCATCCAGATAATTTGGCTCTAAATTATTCATTTTACATTTAATGTATTCCTTTTCTGTAACTATAGGTATGTAATATATGTGGAAAAATTTAATTCTTTTAAGCAAGACTCTTTTTTTAACAAGTCTTTTAAGTAGAATTTTTGTTGTAGATTTCCGCCACTTGTATTTTTCATTGCAAAGGCGAATAATTTCTTTCTTTGATATGCTTGAACTTCTTTTCCAAAAGATTTTCATTATACTTAATTCGCCACGTTTTAAGCTTTGTGTTAACATGATGCACTCCTTGTAAATGTTTATAATATAGTAGCATTTTTTTATTTAAGATAGTACAGGTAAGTTATTCCAAAAAAGCTAATACAATGCAAAGGGTGGAAGGAAAAACCTACCACATTTTGCATTGTATTAATATTCTATTTTAATTTCTTTGCTATTTCTTCAACAACATCTACAGTAACACTATTGCCTGCTTGCTTGTATAGTTGAGTTTCTGAACAGACACTTGCCGCTCTATCGTAATAATCGTCTGGAAATCCTTGTAACCTAAAACATTCTTTTGGAGTCAACCTCCTTACTCTAAATTTTTTACCAATTACGCCAGCATTACTTGCAGTAGTCAAAGTACAACTTCTTTTGTGTTGAACTCTTCCACGCCCCGTTTTGCCTCCTATATGATCTAGTCTTATGCCATCTCCTATAGCTGCCTCAATATGTCCTTTTTTAGTATTTTCTTTAATCAATATCTTTGGGCTTTCTCCTTTTTCAGTTGTAAGGGTTGGAGATAATCCTTTACTATTATATACTTGTCCTCCTATACCATTTCCGCTAGGATTGACATTACCAACTTTATAAAGACCTGTGTTATTTCCACCTTTACTTAATAAACACTTTGATAATCCGCTTGAATCATAAATTCTATTTGAACTATGGCTAGGACTATTTATTTGCTTAAGAGTAGTTTTTCTACTCGTTCCTGTGATAGGAAATACTTTTCTTGTACTTCTGCCTCTAAGATGTCCAATAATGTACACTCTGTCTCTATTTTGGGGAACTCTGAAGTTTTTAGAATTGAGATTTTGCCATTCTGCATCATAGCCGATTTCGTCCAACTCAATGAGAAGTTTGGCAAAGTCAAATCCTCTATTAACACTAAGTAAATTTTTAACGTTTTCAATAAGTAAGTACTTGGGTCTATCTTCCTCTTTGAGTTCTCTAATAATTTTTGTAACTGAGAAAAATAAACTTGAACGACTTCCTTTGAATCCAAGTTTGTTCCCTGCAATGCTAATGTCTTGACATGGGAATCCAAAACACCACACATCTGCTTTGGGAATATTTTCTGCTCTAATTTCTCTAATGTCTTTTTCAAACCATTCATCCTCCTTTGGGTTATGCATTGCTTTGTAACTTAAGTTTGCAAATTTATCGTATTCGCAATGGCCTACGCATTTGTGTCCTGCTCTTTCCATTCCCAGCCTAAAACCTCCAATGCCAGCAAACAAATCTAAAAATGTTAACATATAATGTTCCTTCTGAGTTGAAAATTTTATTAGTTTTATTAACAATTAATTTTTAAAGGTTGTCTTTTAATTTATAATTTTTCTTTTACAAATTCTATAGCTTTATCCATTGTTGACCATACATCATTACTATATAGTTGAGTAAATTTTTCTCCTGTAGTCTTACTCATTTCTTTCATTTTATTACAAGTTACTCCACCAATTACATACAAATTTTGTGTTCTATGTGGTTTATAGTCTTTTATATCTGTTACTAAGTAACTTTCTTTTTCTCTCTTATAGTATAGTCCTAAAATGTCTGCTGATACTTTATCATCACCACTATACACTATTGTATGTTTATATCTATTATAATTGTTTTCTTCTGCTGAACTAACATGTTTAGTTATTGCTTCTACTATTGCAGTAGCTAACTTATCAGCTCCTAATACTAAATATTTATTCGCATCTTCGGTGTCTACAAAACATACTTCTATTAGCATACTTTTAGCTTTTGTTTTCTTTACTACATATAATCCACTTCCATCTTTTACCCCTCGATTTGTAAATCCTAAATCAGAAATTTTTTTACAAACATCTATAGCATCTTGATACTGCTTACCTTTATATGTGTAAACTTCGCATCCTTTGCCACCACCTGCATTGAAATGTATTGATATGAACCAATCTAAATCTTGTCTATTAGCTTGTGCTGTTATCTTAGATAAACATTCTGATTGAGTAGACGCTTTATCTATAGTACAATCGACTACATTATTGCCTAGTTTTTTTAATTTATCTATTACTTTATATCCTACATTCCTAGTTTCTATTGACTCATTTATTTTACCTATAGCTCCACTTCCTGGTCCTGTTTTTGTATGTCCACAATTTATACCTATTTTCATTATTTGTTTTCCTCCTTTAATTGTTTGTAAGTTTGATTTATACCTATTGATATTCCCCAACAAATTATTCCCTGTAAGACTGCGTTAGGATTTAATCCTAGCATCCATATTGAGAAACCTATACCAAGTATCAATAACACTACTGGAATATATTTATTATCTAATTGCTTATATTTCTTGCAACCTGCTCCTATAACATAAAGAGCAGCTACTAAAATTAGTAACTGCTCTGGTATAAAACTTATTAAATTATCCATCTTTTATTTTCCTCCAATTCTATTTATAATTTCATCAATTCTAAGATGTGCTTGTTTTGTACTTGCTTCTACTTTTGCAACTCGTTCACTGATATCTAAGAAACTTGTATTAAACTTTGCTACATCATGCTTTATATCTCTTACATTCTCACACAGAAAAGTTATTTGTTGTTCTAATTTTGTAGTTGTTTCTGTATCATCTTGTATCTTTCTGTTTGAACTATTTCTAAATGCTAAGTAGGATATTACAACTCCTGCAACTGCACATAATAGATTTATGCTAATTTCTTCCATACATCCTCCTAGTTTTAATAATATAATTTATTATGCGAAACAAGCAATATAATAACCTGTAAAAGTATATGACTCATAATTAGTATCATATGAATGAACTGAAAAACCAGTTTTATTGCTATCTATAGTAATCCAGGCACGTTCAGAGCCTCCTGTACTACTTCCTAAAGAACTACCACTGGGATTATAATAATATACATTTCTTCTAAAGTAAACATAGACAATAAGGTAACTTGCACTCTTGCCAAAATTAGCAGAAAAAGGATTCCTATCATCTCCATCAATGGGACCATGTCTAATAGAATATTTGCTTTTCAATTGAGTTTCTAAATTGCTTATATTGCTCTTAAATCCTGTAATATAGTTCGCATAATCTTGAAATGTTTGTTCTGGTGTAGCAGGAGAGCCGATAGCAGTTGATAAAAGTGTTTTTCCACTATCGGCTTCTTGAAAAGCCTCATCTGCTCTATCTATACATTCTTTCAATGCTCCTTCTACATTTTCACTTGTAAATTTACTTTCTGTATCTTCTATAGTTACATTCTTTGCTTCTAATACAAGATTTCTAACTTTATTAACTAACTCCTTAAAAGTCATTTAATCACCTCTTTCAATAAAAAAAGAACCTACTACGCTGTTGGTTCTATTCCTTCTACTACTCCACTCTGTTTAATTATATAATCCTCTACTGCTTTTCTATACTCTGTGTTAGTTACGTCATCTAATTCAAATTCTCGATTTTTTAGAGGGTTTAATCCTTTGTTTAATATTCTCTCTGCTAATATTCTTACTACAACATTATTTATATTCATTATAATAATCCTCCCACTTTTTCATTTTCTGCAATTAGTAATTGATTTTCTAACTCTTGTATTCTCTTTTCTTCTTCGCTTAAATAGATTGGAATATCTTTTAAAATAGGTTCTTTTGTTATTGGATTTATAGATTCTATATACTGTTTACTATAGTCTATATTTCCGTATCCAACATCAATATAATGTAATTCTGTTATTGTATCATGCTCTAATATATCCCCTGTTGCTTCTCCTGTTTGGAGTAATATCTTTCCGTCTTGATTATAAATTACTCTATTTCCTCTATTCATATCATCACCTCATATTATTAATTATTTAAAAATTCTATATCTAACGCATACCATCTAAAAGTTTTACTATAAAACGTAAAAGGAAACTCAACCCCAGCGTTAAAATCACTTTTACCAAGTTCAATCTTAAAACTGTCAGCAGTAACATCTCTAATACTCGCATTACCAATAACGCGAGTATATGAACCATTGTCATATCTAAGATTTTGATTTACACCAGTCATACAAGGATAAGCACTAAGAGTTTTAGAAGGATTAGAACCATCTTTTACAGAAAATATTTTAACTATAATAGTCTTTGGCACAAAAGTTAAATTAGTTGGAACAACTAAACTACTAGTGCCATCTGGTATAGTATAAGTACCCGTTGCATATTTAATCCTTTGACTTAACTGATTAGTCAATTCTGTTATCCTATTTTGCAACTCCTGCACACTAGCGTCTGAACTATCAAAACTTGTTTTTATTTTCTCTGATAACTCAACAAGTGTATTATTTAAACTTGCTTCTATATTCTTTAATGCTAAAGTGTTTATAATACTTGTTTTACCAGTTTTAAATCCTGTATTAATTTCAATTAGTTTAGAAGATATGTCTTGCAAATTTACATTTTCGGGCAGTGGCATTATATTCTTACTTATACTTAACACTTTTTCAGCTGTAGCATTATTACTGTCTGTAACGACTATTTTAAGTGTGTGTAGAGCATTATCTTCTAATGTATAGTTAATTGTTTTTTCAAGAGTTAAATCTGTTGTTATAGTTTCTTTTAGTACATCATCTATAAAATATTCTATTTTAGTTAATAGTGTAGGGTCTGTGTGGTCTGCTTTAAATGTTGCTTGTGTGGAATTATAAGAAGATATAGTTAAAATTGGTAATGCTTGCAGTAATGTTATCTTAGCATAACCATTTACTTTAGCAGTATTACCCCCAGTAATACTACCAACATTTTCTAACCAATATTCAGATGTAGGTATATATCCAACAGGTTTATAGCTATCTTTAGTTAATACATAGCCACTTCCACCTCCACCACTTGAAGTATTTCTAGCACCTGCACCACCAAACCATCCACCTCCACCTGAATTATAAGGGTATTTACCTCGTTCTAAACCAAGAATAGAACCTCCACCACAACCAAAAACACCATCCCATTCATCAAATAACCTCTACCTCCATCATATTGTGTACCACCAGGTACAATAAGCATCGAACTGTTATCATCATTAGTACTATTTCCGCCTTTAAAACCACCACCTTTGCCAGCAGGAGTTTTACTAAATGCGCCTCCACCACCACCAGCAACAATTATCCTAGACAAAAGACCTTGTTCATTATTCCAATCTCCATTGACAAGTCTTATATCAGTTGCTCCACCTCCTCCATATTAACACCAAGTCCTCCTCCATTAAATGTAAATTTTTCATATTTATTACTAGAACCAGTAGCACCTGTATATACATATAATGTAGTTTCTTTTTTTAATGTAAGTTCCCCATAAGAGTATCCTCCACTAGATTGAGAATCTCCATCCCAAACCTTTCCATGAGCTCCCCAACACTCTAATTTATATTTACCTGCTTTTAGAGTAATTGGTTGTGCTTCTGCCTTAAAATCAAAATTCCATTCTGTAGCCATTTTTCAC